GCGTGTTTTAATTGGTGTAAGTGTTTGACCAGCTCCCAAGTCAGCCAGACTTGGTATTATTGAGATAGCATGACGAAACTATCACTTATGGGAATTCCGGTGAATGCCGACTTCTCGCAAAAGTTGCTTTTTACCTGCTTTTAAAGCAGCAACCCCCGCAGCCTTGGCGAGGCTAGGTAGGAAAGCGAGTAGTCCGGTCCAGTTGCCATGTTGCCCTCCCGGGATCATGACTCCACTCAAGTTCCTCATCTGTGAGTGGATGGCTTCGACAAATCCGTCTAAGCCTAAGACGTCATCAAGTTGTTGGTACATTGTTGCAGCGCCAGTTATGCAGCCATAACCTATCGGGTCGTTGTACGACTGTGTCGCAGAGCGAGCAATCGACCCTACGGCCTCGTACCACATGTGGAACTCGAACTCAAAGTTCTGAGCATTCGCAGCGGAGAGTATGGCAATGCCAATGGTAGCATTGCCGCCGTTTGCAGTATTCGTCGCCGAGTAAGCCGCCTCGGTGTCGTCGTTGGGCACGTAACAAATGTGGTGCCACTCATTGTCAACAGGGACGCGTTTAGCGCCGTCCTGACTGAGCATGCTTGTATACGTGTAGTTAGCCAACAGATCTGCATGGTTTGGTTCTTCGAGGATCACGTAGTCCCCACCACGATTCAGCTCCGTCCCAGCGTACTTGATGTACAGAGCGGCCCCAACCGGCCGCCACTTGATCGTGGTGGCAGTGTTGCCGAACTGCGCCGCTGTGTAACGGGAGTTAGAATTGGAAGTGGTGGAGCCAGTAAAGGCATTGAGCGTGGTCGCGATTCCGCCGACACTACCAGCCAGAGTGTTTGTGACACACCACGTGTCACCTGCCCCATTGAGTCTTGCGACTATGAAGCCCACCCCAGTGGTGCCGGTTGCCATCGTTCCACGTGCATAGACTTTGTTCTTCTCAGAATATACTGCCTGGTTGGGAACATTGGGTGCTTCGTACACACCACGCGGGTCGTACAGTGCTGCCATGTATTGGAGCGAACAGTCACTGAGAGGCATTGCGTGTTTGGTGCGAGCAGCCTGAATTGCTGCCTTGAGACGGCTTTGTGGATTTCGGAGATTGTCCATATGGTTTCTTGTGTTGTAGTTCCAAAGTGGGGAACCCAGGTCGTTTCGATTCATGTATTACGTTATCACGGGGTGCACTACGTAGTGGACTGTTCATCCCCGCCGCGTGACCGCCACCCGTGCAGTCTCTAGACCGTCCGCGCAAAGGCGCTTGGTACGTACTCATCCGTTTTGGGTGGTTAAGGCGGGGACCCCGTAGTGTTTAGCCTCGCATCCGAGGGGCAAAGGTGACTCCAGCGTGCCGGTAAATGAGATTCTCAGGCCTCATCCCCGGTGGGACCACGCTAGGTTTGCCAAACTTTACGTCATTGAGGTTACGATAGTAATCCTCCCAGAGACGCTGGTCCGTGCCATCTAAGCCGAAGGCACGCCAGAATGACACTCTGGCTTCCGTAGTTGGTTGGGCATACTTAGGGCTCATGCCTTGTGCTAACCAACGCATACCAGTCTCTAAACTAGGGTCGTTTCGGACGAGATTGGCGGTGCTACCCTGGCGATTCATCCATTGGTAGTACTCATTAAATATCGGAAGATTGCCGGCGAGGGATAACCCACACTCACCGACAGAGGCAAGCCATCCCCGTAGATTAGTCTCCGAATCTAGGGGGAGGATGGAATGTGCATCTTTGGCTAGAACTGTGCGCGGATCGCGACACATGACCCACCTATCTCCATCAAAGACAGGTTGTGTCTGGCAAAACTTAATCTGCTCAAACACGTTGGTCC